TCAATCCGAAGGATGCTTTGACAGGTCAAAACATTTATACTCATCCAACCGCTTCAGCATCTCTTTTTGGCCTTCGGCGGAAAGAGACGCATAGACTGTAAGCATCTTTGCATACCGAGATATTTCTTCGGCACAAAATTCGTCCTGTTCCATTGCACAAAGAAGTACAGTCAAGCTATCACGGATATAATTGATGGACTCCCGCTGCACCGCCTGATTTGCAATTAGCACATCCTGCTTGAATCGTAAAACAAGATCGTTCAACCCATCAATAGATGAATTGATTTCATCGGCACCATCCATAAAGCGTTGTGCGTCGAGATCCCCACGGAGAAATTCACCACTAACATGGAAATAACGCTCCAAAGCGGCCATTGCCTTGGAATTTGGCTCACGATAGCCGTTTTCGTAGTTTATGATGGACTTCCTTGTAAGCCCTGTTTCCCTTGCCAATTCCGCTTGAGAAAGGCCTGCGGCCTCACGAAGATCTTTTAACCGTTGAGCGACGCCCATAGTGATGCACTCCTTTGGATAGATATACTTATAATAGCACATTATCCCCATATGGGCAACAAAAAAGGCTTGACATTCCCCGAAAGGGGAAGTATAATAGCAGAAAGTGAACAAATGGGGAATAACCGAGGTGAACGAAATGTACATAAAGCCTTGCCCGGAAAAGATTCGGGCCGCCCGCCGGAAACAGGGACTTAGCGCATATGCACTGGCAATGAAAGCCGGACTGGATAAGAAGGCCATTTATCGGATCGAATCCAAAGAAAGCCTTAGAACACATTCCCTGCGTGCCCAAGCCATCGCCGATGCGCTTGGCTGCCCGGTGGAGGAATTGTTTGATGCGCCCGGCAAGAAAGGCAAAACGGCGTGAACCGAGAAATCCTGGATGCAATCGAAGAGCAAACCGACCTGCGCTATGACAGTCTGGCCGACGCGGCGGGATGGTACGGGACAACGACCGCCTGGCGGGAGGATTTTACCGCGAATTGGAATTCAACCGGCCCAAAACGGGCCGTTAAAAGGCAATTAAACCGAGATAAGGAGGCCGAAGAGATGGCAAAGGCAAAGATTAAGATCAAGGTGTCAGACAGCGGAATCGTGACATTGGCGGCGAGTGGAGACGGCTATGCCACGCTGAACGCGCTGGTGGAAGTGCTGGCAGCCACGATCTGCGAGGCATCCCCCAACTGGGACTTTGCCGAGATTATGACGGACGCCGCCGTCAACCGGCTGTATGACCTGGTTGATGACGGCACCAGGAAGAAGGTGATCCGACGTGGGGAATGACCGATATGCTGGTGTGCGCAGGCTGCCGGACGCGCCGATAGCGGGCGAAAGCTACCGCAACGCGGGAAGCCATTATAAAGTATGGCAGTACAACGCGGCGGCAGACACCGCCCACGTGGAGAATTTGACAAGCGGATGGGTTTGCACCGCCCACCACCCGGCGCTGTACCGCTTGCATGACGGCAGCGTGGAGCTGCAGTGGGATTACAGCACAGACGGACACTTTGAATAGCCGAAACCGCCGGGAATGGCGGTCTTGCGGGGATGGCCGCCTGTGACCGATGATGGCAGGCCGAAAGTAAGGTGAGAGTATGGACGCGATGTTAAGCACATCTGAAGTTGCTGAATTGACAGGGATTTCGCTGCGCCACGTTAAACGATTGGCAGCCTCAAACAAACTGCCTTGTGAGAAAACAGTCAACAGCAATAACCGCCCCAAATACCTGTTCCCATTAAGCGGGCTGGCTGCCCTTGACCCCACGCTGCCGCAGCGCTACCTGGCGCAGCACGCGCAGGAGGGCACGGCGGAGGGCGCGGCGGAACCACAGAACGCGAAGCGCGGCAGGGGCCGCCCGCGCAAGGGCGGGGCCGGGAAAACGGCGGCAAGCAAGCCGCTGGAGGAATACAGCACCGAGGAACGCGGGGAGATCGCGTTTTGGACCCAGGCCGTGCAGGACTGGCGCGGCTACCGTGCCGGGTACCGTGACAAGGCCGCCGCGGACGAAGCGTGGCTGGCGCAGTTCCGGCTGGACCACCCGGAGGTACATATCACCCGGAAGATCTTGTACGCGCGGCAGCGGGCCGTGCTGGAGGATGACCTGGACGGACTGGTGGACGGGCGCGGCAAGGCGCGGCGGGGGTACTGCAAGATCCCGGCGGCGGCGTGGGACGCCTTTATGTACTACTACCTGGACCAGCGGCAAAGCCCCATCAAGCAATGCTACGACCAGACGATCTACTTTTTGGAACAGCATTGCCCGGAAGCACTGCCGGTGCCGGACTACACGACTTTTTACCGCCATGTTATGGCGGATGTGCCGGAGCCCGTGAAGGTGATGGGGCGCGAAGGGCCGAAGGCATTTTATGACCGATGCAGCCACTACATCCGGCGCGAATACGAGAATATGCAGTCCAATGAATACTGGATCGCCGACACCCACACCTTTGACGTTGTGACCAAAGGCGACGGCGGCGGGACGCACCGCCTGTACCTGACCGCCTTTATGGACGCGCGCAGCGGCATTTTTGTGGGCTGCCATGTGGCAGACACCAACAGCAGCCAAAATGTGCTGACCGCCCTGCGGCGGGGCATTTTGCGGTACGGCATCCCGGACAACATCTATGTGGATAACGGCCGCGAATACCTGAACAAGGACGTTGGCGGCACCGGCCACCGCACCCGCAAAACCAAAAACGAGTGGCAGGGCTGGGATGACACCGAGAAATTTGTGCCGCCGCCCGTGTTTACGCGGCTGGGCATTAAAATGACGAACGCCATTGTGCGCAACGCCCGCGCCAAGACCATTGAGCGGCGCTTTTGCGATGTGAAAAACCAGATCAGCCGATTGTTTGACACATTCTGCGGCGGCACGGTGGTGGAAAAGCCGGAGCAGTTAAAACACCTGTTAAAGGGCGGTGAAGTGGTGCTTGACAGCGATTTTACCGCCAGCGTGCAGACGCTGCTGGACGGCCTGATGAACGAAAGCGAGTACAACGGCCCGGTGCAGCGCGACCACGGGAAAACCAAGCTGCAGGTCTGGCGGGACAACCTGAGCCGGAAGCGGATCGCTGCCCCCGCCGACCTGAACCTGATGCTAATGCGCAGCAGCCGCCCGCTGAAGGTGGGGCGCAACGGCATTACCGCGAACCTGTACGGCGCGAAGCTGGATTACTACACGGACGAGTTCACGATGCAGTACCAGGGCAAAAAGGTGTATTACCGCTACGACCCCGACGACCTGCGCACCATCCGGGCGTATGACCCGCAGGACCGGTTCATCTGCGAACTGCCCTGCCGCGACGATATGGTGCTGGAATACGGCGCAAACCGCGAGAGCATCCAGGCCGCCATGCACGAACTGCGAGGCTATACCAAGCTGGTCAAAAACGCCGCCGAAGCGCAGGCCGGGAAAATTACAGAGGTGTACGGCGAAGCCAAGGCCTTTGACGTTTGCCTGGCCAAGGCGCAGCAGAACATTGAGGCGCGCATCACCGCGCCGGAGAACGCCAAGCCGCCCGTTGTGGAGCTGCAGTTTGCAAACGAGGGCGAACCGCTGCTGCAAGCCGTGGGCGCGGAACATCTGGTAGACTTTGGCCGGATGACGGCCAATGCGATAAAACAGCATGAACAGGAAGGGAGCTTTGAAGATGAAAACCTATAACGCGGCGCTTCAGGCACAGCTGGACGCTTACCTGAGCGAGCAGAGCGGCCTGCCGCAGTCCAAGGCGGCGGCCATGATCGGGGTAAGCCCAACGGCGCTGAGCCAGTACCGCAACAGCAAGTACCCCGGCGACGTGGAAGCCGTGGAAAGCAAGATCGAAGAGTTTTTGCGCACCCGCAGCGCGGCGGCGCAGGCCGAGGCCGAGAAGGCCCCCTACCTGAGTGCCGGGTATGTGCCCACCAGCGTGAGCGAGGATGTATACAAGGCCATCCAGTACTGCCAGCTGGAGCGCGGCATTGTGGTGCTGCACGGGGACGCGGGCATTGGCAAGACGCGGGGCGCGGCGCGGTTTGTGCAGGACAACCCTGCCAACGCCATTTACATCCGCTGCACCCCGGTGGGCGGCACGCTGACCGCCATGCTGCGGCAGCTTGGCACGGCCCTGAAACTGCCCGCCACCCGCAACCGGTTGGAGCTGAGTATGGCCATCCATGACAGGCTGAAGGGGACGGACAAGGTGATCATTATTGACGAGGCGCAGAACCTGCGCTTTGACGCGCTGGAGGAGCTGCGCAGCCTGAGCGACCCCGACGACCTGACCGGCGAAAGCGGAACGGGCATCTGCCTGATCGGCAACAGTGAGGTGTACAGCCGGATGCTGGGCAAGCAGGAAGCGCAGTTTGCCCAGCAGTTCAGCCGGGTGCGGTTCCGCCGCCGGTACAGCACCGCCGACGTGAAGCTGGCGGATGTGGAAAAGCTGTTCCCGACGCTGGCGGACGGCAGCCACGGCAAGGAGCTTGCCTTTATGACCGGCGTTTGCCGCAGCAAATGGGGCATACGCGGCGCAATGAGCGTGTACACCAACGCCGTGCGCAACGAAAACACCAGCCTGGACGGCCTGCGCGGCATTGCCGCCAGCATGGGCGTGGGCGTACTGAGTTAAGGAGGAAACCATGAGCACACGGGAAGGATACGCCGCCGCCCTTGGGGCGGGGCTTGGCATGACGTTTGGGATGCTGTTCGGCGCGATCGCCGCGGGCAGCACCTGGACACAGGGGCTTGCAACGCTGGGGGCGGGCGTGCTGGGACTGTACATTATTGCGCGGATGATCATTGAGGACGGCAGGCTGGAGCGGGAACTTTTGCACGGCGGCCAGCCGGACGACGAGGAGCCGGAGAGAGCGCCCGCGATGTTCCGCGACCGATACGACACGGGGTACCGGGACGGCTACGACGATGCCGTGGAGAGCCTGCAATTTGCAAATTTGCCGCAGCGCCCCCGCAAGGGCAAGCACAAGCGCAAGGCGGCAGCCGGCAACATGGTACGGGCCGAATTGCCGGAGCGGCCCATTGTGATGGAACACCAGCACGGCGCGTAACCCTTTGGGGGCGCAGGCCCCCGCCTTAATGCAGCCGCCCGATTGGGCGCAGGTCGCAAGCCCTGAACGATGCAGAGCGAGGAAGGAGCGAATATGACAAAGGACGAATGGCAGGAAGCCGAACGGCGCGCCCTGTGGAAGTATGGCGGGCTTACGCTGTTGGTGGACGGATACAAAATCAGCGTCCAACGGCAGTACGCGACGCCTTACAAAAGCAAGCTGGCTGTTTATGTGAACGGCACATTCCGCGGAAAATGGCTCGTCGAAGATTGCGAGGAGCGCAGACGGTTCTGTTACTGCGTGAAGCACAGCCTGATCAAGAAAAACTGCCCGGAAAACAAGAAAAAGTGGTTTTTGAAGGCGATGGGCAAAAACGAGGAAGACTACGCCTACTATACCTACAGCCCGTATTATCCAAGTTTTGCCGCCCTGCGACGGCAGCTTGTGAAAAACAACCAAGACATACAGCTTATTACGGAGGAATGACCTATGGCAAGACGGAAAGTGACAACCGCGCCCGTGCTGGCAAGCTGGGCGGAAACCGACAAAGCGCTGCGGGACATCCGCGAATGCCGGCACACGCTGGCGGAACTGGCAGTGGAGCGCGACCGAAAAATTGATGCCGCCAAGGATACCTACACAACCACGGCCCTGCCCGTGCAGAACCGCGTGAAGGAACTGGAAGGCCAGGTAAAAGCGTTTGTGGACGGACACCGCGCCGAGCTGGTGGGCAAGAGCCGCGCGCTGAACTTCGGCGTGGTGGGCTACCGGCTGAGCAGCAAACTGGTGCTGCCCAAGGGGCGTGTGGAGGATGTGATCGCGCAGCTGAAAGCCCTGGGGCGGGACAACCTGATCAAGCGCACCGAAACCCTTGACCGTGAGGCACTGCGCAGGGAACCCGCGGAGCTGCTGTGCAAGCTGGGCGCGTACATCAACCAGACCGATGAGTTCTATTATGATGTAAGCGAAGCCGAGGCGAAAGAGCTGTAAGGAGGCGGCAGGGATGGGCGGATGCAGCACCTACCAGATCCGCAAGATCTACGCCATCGGGCAGGCGCTTGGAATCGTGAACCGCGGCGGCGAGGACGCGCTGCACGACCTTGTATATGGCGTGACCGGCAAGAGCAGCGTGAAGGAGCTGAGCTACAGCGAGGCGTGCAAGGTGATTGGAGAACTGGAAGCACGGCAGGGC